GCCATAAATAGGCAAAAAGAAGCTGCTGACAACAGTTAATAGTTCCATTGAATATAGTTTAGTTTTAGTAATCAGCAAAAGTAACTGTTCTTTCATTGTTCAAGTTGTTCTACAAGCATATAAGTTAAGTAAATTACAAAGAAAACACCAAATGCCTGTATGTGTAATTGTGTACTAAACGTCATTGTAATAGCAGCAAAGTAGCCACTAAAAAAATATAATACTGCAAGTACGTTTGTGTGTCTCATTATTCTATTTCTATTGGCTCACTCCAAGCCTCTGTCGCCATCAATTCAACAGCCTCTGAATGCGTTAATATTTGTACTGGAATAACAGTTAAGTCAGCTATAAAACTTGGTGTGCTATTCCACTTTAAAACAAACTGCGATTCGTCTAAAGATTTTCTAATCGTGTTTTCAGATGTTTCGCCCACTTGTGAAAAGTCAATATTTTCTAAATCCTCTATGTTTATTATTGCGTATGTTTCAGCTATTTTTTTCATATCTTTTTATGTTGGTACATCTGTTGAAAATGTACTAAAGTTTGTCATTGTTCCATTATTACCACCTGTGCCGTTATCAGTTAGCGTTGGTGAAGTATCGCCATCACCACAACGCCACCAACTTAGAGGCGGAGTACTTAAATCATTTAAATTGTTTGGTACACCTGAATTGTAAATGCTTGTAACATCACTTGCAGAAAGTTCTGAATCAAACACTGCCACCTCATCTACATTACCATCCGTTAACTGACCTATTTTAAATGGTTCACTACTATTGTGCATGGCTACATAAGTATTATTATTGTTATTTGCATTATCCACTTGTACACCATTTAAATAAATTTTAATGCCATCACTTGCATTTGTACCACCAACACCACTATAAGTACCAACTAAGTTGTACCATGTATCAGCACTAATTATACTACTAGAACTTTTGCGACCTCTTCTAATCATAAATGCTCCGTCATATAGATTAAACCCTACCATACCCGAAGAGCCTACATACAGCAAATATTCGTATTTGTTACTTGAGCTATTTGCAATAAGTCTTTTAGTTATTAACCATTTTGTAGCTCCCACGCTTTCTAATTTAAACCAACACGAAATGCTAAAGGGCGAATCAGTTGTCGCATTACCAAAACTTAAATTGCTATTGTCTGCTACATTTACAAACATTCCGTCATCTATCCCATCTAATAATATACTTTTAGTGTTTTCAAAACTTGGTGTTGCAGAAGTTCCAATATTAGTGTCGCCACTTGCACTTGAATCGTATACTTTACCCCAATTATTTGTAGCCGTAGTTTTACCCTTTCCGTAGTCTATGGTATTATTAACTGCTGCCTGTCCCCATCCGTTTGTTACTGCCATTTTAATTTTTTTATGTTGTTATTGAACCAAATAAATACCATTCATCAGTAGCCACTTTTAATAATGTAGCAGTAGCATATTGTGCAGAAAGTTTACTTGCGCCTCCTGCTGCTCTTAAAGTAACACCACTACCAGCAACTATTTGTGATTGTCCGCTATTGCTTTGTGTAATTTCAATTCGTGTTCCTGTAGGAAAAGCAACCGAACTATTCGGTGGTATTGTAGTTACGTTTGCGCTACCGTTGTCTAATTTTAAGAACTTATTTGCATCGGCTAAAGCCAAAGTGTTTGGAAAACTTGAAACGGCTCGTGTAGTTGTTAATTTTACGCCGTCTATAATTTCGCTTCCTGTGATGTGCTTACTATTGAAAGAGCCACCTCCAACTTCTGCTATTGCAAGTCTGTCTGTAGTTGCTAAATTAGCACCCTTTGCCGTTAGCGCACTTATCTTTATGTCTGCCATCTTCTAATTTGTTTAAAAACTTTTGTAAACGAATTATGTTTCGTTTTTTTATAGTATACTTTCTTTTTTTCATATGCACCAACCTGTGAAATTAGTATCTGAATTCGGAAACATATCTTCTGCATCGTTATCACTATACTCTGGAAACAATGAACTATTGTTACAAATATAATCAACGAATCTTTCTTTGTAGTGCATAGCCGTTTGTCGTTGTTTCTCAATCATAAAATCAACTTCTTCTTTGCTTACCGTTTCGCTATTTTCTGCTCCGTGTTTATATACGCCTTTATTTGCCACCGTATAAGCTGCGTAAGGCAAGTATTCAACCATTGCGAAGTGAATCAAGCACGGCTTAATATAAGTCGTTAGAAGCGATAAATACGGATTGGCTAAACTACCAGCAATGATGTCTGCTTGTATCTTTTCAAGTAGCTTTGTGCCAAGCATAGATTGTATGTGAATATCTTGTGCTATAAGAACAAACTGAATAAATTTATCTACGTCTACGTTTCCGTTTACGTTTGTGTATCTTACGACATCGTCACGAGTAATTAATAATGCAGTTGCCATAGTTTTTTATTTATTGTAATAACCTCTATCGGGCATATTAATTGGTTTAGTAGCAACAAGTGAATTATTCTTTATAACATAGCCGTATTTTGCTGCTTTGTTTACTGCTATTGTAGTCGCTAATGGAGAACGAACATCAATACCTGTGCCTTCAAAAGCTACATAAATTTCTTTTTTCCAAGTATGGTGACAATTTGGCCCACCTTTGTAAAGCCACACATCGTAAGTAGCAGCACCATCAATACCAAAACCTTGATTTACTGCTTGTTTGCTCATTCTCAAAACGTCTTCTTTACGGTATATTTTATTTGCCTTTAACATATTAGTGCAAAAATCTCTACTCTTGCCAGATTTACCACCACCTTTGCCACTATATCTATATCTTGTTTTAAACTGAACACCGTCTATTGCTTTATCTTGACCACTTTTTGCGTTTGGAAAAGCTATTCCTTGTGTTACAAGATTTACTAATTTGTCTTTAAAACTTAACTCCGTCTTTATGTCGCTTGATAGTAGCGTGTTTTCTTCTTCGTCTGTTTCGTAGTTCACTTCAAACTCATCAATAAGCAACCAATCTTCTTTAGGTTGTTCGCCTAATTCAATTAAAGCTTTGCCTACATAATCGCCACTCAATTCTAAACCTGTTTCTTCTTCGATTTGTTCTTCGTCCATCATTCCACTTAAATCGGTAAATTCTAAAGGCTTCAAAGTTTTAAAGTATAAGTTTAAAGCTATGCCGTTGTATGCAAGTATTTCATCAAACGCATCTAATAGAAGTTCTTGCATCGGTCTAATAACCATATTATCAAAAAGAATAAAAGAATCTTTTAACTCATCGGCATTTGAACTAAAACCATTACTACTTGCGATTCCAAAGAGCAAAGGGCTCGTGATATTATTTCCAAGCATTATTTTTCGTAAACATTCTTCAGCAAGTGTAGAGTATAAATCGGGTGCATCGTTCACAGGCATCGCGTCAACAGTTGTTTTCGATTCTGCGTTGTTGTTAAACGATACGATAACCTTTTCGCCTTGCGTTCCTGTAAGTTGATTTAAAACTTTGTTTTTTATTAGTCGTTGTTGCTCGTCACTTGGTTGTCCGTTGTTAAAGTTTATTACACTCCTACTGCTGAACCCATTATTGACTTCGTTAATTAAGTATTCACTTATTGATTCTTCAAGTGTGCAATAAGGTAAACAACCAATATAGTCTGGAAGTGCATAATATTTTAAACCTACACTATACGGCTTTACAAAATAAATTTCAATCGGTTCTTTTGAACATCCAAAAGCTGGAATTCTTTGTGGTTTATAGTTTTTAGTGTCTGTCCAATCGTCACTATAATAGTAAGCTTCTACTTTGCCTTCTTCGTTGCACTTTTCGGCTCTTAATAGTTGTACAGGTATATGTTCAACTTGTGCTATTTTCTTTCTGTCTTTCGTGTATATCACTTGCATAGCACATTGTCCTAATAGCTTTAAGTCGCTTACAAGATGTCTTGTACATTTCTTACTAAACAAAGCCATCATTGCAGCATACTCATTTGGCTTTCTCGAAGCGTCTGAAGCACTTAAACCTTTTCCGTATACTAATCTATTGGTGTTGTTTATAATAGCGTTCTGTGTAGTGCTATTTGTATAGCAGTCAATTAAGAATTGGTAGTAGTTATTGTCATCGCCAAACTCGACCCAATCTTCACGTTTACTTTCTGTAATAGTTGGTTGCTCGTAGGCAGCTAATTCTAATATGTGTATGTCCTTACTCATAAATTATAAATTCGTTATTCGATGCTTGGCTTGTATATTGTCCGTTGTTTACTGAATAGGTTGCTACAGGTTGGTCGGTGCAAAATACTCTGTCTTTATGAACTACCGTACTACCGTTTTTTAATTCAAGCTTATAGAAGTGTCCTTCTTTTAGTACGAACACGGCACTAATTGTATCGTAATAGTCACCAT